AAGGTTTTTATAATTTTACTAATAGTATTTCTTTGACAAATATATTTGATGGAAATTTAGAGCCAACAATTACACTAGATGCAGAAAATCCTTATGATAAGTTTGATAGTGGTAGAGGTGCATTATTATTTGACGAAGCAAAAGCACCTTTTGATGGTAATGAACAATTAACAGCTTTTCACAGGGTGCAAATAGCAACATCTACAACATCTTTGGCAGATTGCACGACTTTTGTTGATATTACACAGTCTGCTACATTTAAATTTAGGTTTGCTAAATTTAGACTAAAACTGACTAATGATGATGCCCAGACATCAAGTAATGTAAAAAGTATAGCTATAAAATTAAATATGGAAGAAAGAACATTCTCTGAAAACGATTTAGCTACATCTTCTGGAACAAGAACAATAACATACACAAATCCATTTCATGATGTACCTGCTGTGGGTATTGCTACTCAAAATATGCAAACAGGTGACTTTTATACAATTACAAGTAAAACAAGATCTGGATTTACAATAAACTTTTTTAATTCTTCTGGATCTGCTGTTGATAGAACATTTGATTATATTTCTAAAGGTTTTGGTTTGCAAAGCACATAAAAATAATTTATAGGTTATTACATGAGTCAAGTATCAGATGTTTCATTAGCAAATCAAGGATTTTCAGCTTTTAGAACTGAACTAAACAATATTCTTGGTGCATTGAATACAGCACACATTGGTAGTTCTGCACCTGCTTCAGTAGCACAAGGCACGATTTGGGTAGATAGTGGAACAAGTGGACAACTAAAAGTTAAAATCAATGATGGATCTGATAACATTGAATTATTTAGTATTAATATATCAAGCAACGCAATTACAAGCACAATGTCTGTGACAGGTACAATATCTGAAACAGATCCAAATGCTTTACCATTAGCGATTGCGTTAGGGTAAGAGATGGCAAATACATTTAAAGTAAAAACAAATGGTGCTATGCCAAGTTCAGCAGGAACACCATTAACACTATATACTGTACCATCATCAACAACTACTGTTGTTATTGGATTGACACTTTGTAATATCCATACAGCAGGAGTGACAGCAGATGTTCAGTTGGTTTCAGATACATCAGACACAGAAACAAATGAAACAGTTTTACTTGCAAAAGATGTCACTATTCCAGCAGGTAGTTCTTTAGAATTGTTATCTGGTGGTAAGTATGTAATGCAAACCACAGATATTATGAAGATTGACTGTTCTGTTGCAGGTAAGATTGATGCGTGTTTAAGTATTTTAGAAATAACATAGGTGTAGAGTGGGATATATTGGAGTCACACCAGAAGCAGGATTTACAACAGGACTGCTAGACAGATTTACAAGTACCACAGGTACTACAGTCACATTAACACACGAAATTTCATCAGAAAACGACATCATTGTATTTGTTAATTTTGTTAAGCAGGATAGCACAAACTATTCTGTAGGTGGTTC